TTATTCTATAAGTGGAATTAGCTTCGTAATCAAATACAAAGTTTGGAATATTATTTAATGCATTATTTCCAGTTGTGGATAAATCATTTGTTAGCTTTTGATTCAAAATATAAGAAATCCCACCTCCACCAGAAGCATTCGCCCATTCAAGTTTGCCCTCATTGCTAACTCTTAGAAACTTACCACTATTATTTGTTTTTGAAGGTATAAATTTGTAACTCATTTTTTTAAACTATATGGTAATTACTTCCATCTGAAACTATTGTCACCGAGTCGTATTGTGTGTTTATTACATAGGTACCTGCGCCGTCAATAGTCTGCGTTGAGTAGCCATCTATTGTCACCGTGTTTGCGCTTGCATCTACTTTTTTAATGTAGAATAGCTTACCCATTTCATCCTTTGCACTTGCAACAAATCCACTATCCGGTAAATTAATTGTAATATTACCACCGCTTGCATTAACGAGTAAAACAGTATCACTCCAAACTGCATCGTAGTTAGCCGTAACCGACTTTACACGAACACCGGATCCGGTATCTTTAACTGCAAGTCCGTTAATATAAAGCGCTCCGCTTTGAGTAACTGTAGTTCCACTTGACCCTAAGACCATCGTATATTCAACACCTCCGGCTACAGTCACACCACTTGAGCCTAAAACACTTACTCCTTTTGTGCCTCCTGCAATATAAATATCCGAGCCACTAACCTTTGCTCCTATTGTGCTATCATGAATAAATATATTTTCACCTAAACTTTCACCTCCTTGTACCGTGCCAGTCCTTTGTGTATTATACCAGCCTGTAACATCATCCTCTTTTATTCCATCCCCTACATTGGTAGTGTTTGTTGGCTCAAAAGTTGGATATTCAATAAGTTTAATAAACTCACATTTAGTAACCGACATTTGATTTGGATTGTAATCAAATATTCTGTTTAGCCTCCAATATTCACCTTCAAAATAATAGAAATTCTTAAAGTCTAATTTTGCAATGTCTAAAGGAGTCAAGTAAAAATATCCGGTAAATATTTTACTATTAATGTCGCTTATTTCTTGTATAAACTTTTTCCAATACTTATTGAATAAATTATTGTTAGTATAGTTTTGTGTGGTGTAAAACACCTCAACAGGAGCGCCAAAGTTAATATCCAATGTAGGTAACAAAGGATCGTCTAAGTGACCTACATACGGATAAGTAGTGTAATTAGTAGTTCCTGAAGATGCCACATACGAGTATGGATTTGTTGTAGTTTTAACACCGCCATAATAAAGAATCCTAATATTACCTTGTTTAGGTTTTGGCTGACCATTGTTATCGACTATAAATATTTTAGGAATAATACGATCAATGCCAATGTAATCAGCCAAAGGAGTCGGTGAAAAAATAAGTTCATTTTTGATTTCGCTTTTAAGAAAATCATTCTCAATTTCATAATCTTTATATCCGTAAGTTTCGTTAAATTTCTTTTTGTAAAGTTCGTTATAATAATCATTGTCATCTTTGTAAGTAAAAATATATGTCTTACTTTCAAGATCTCCCATTGGTTTAGTTTCGTACGCTTTGGAGTAATCTAACTTATAGGACCAATCTAAAGTAGTGTTACCACTTGAAGCGAAATAGTCATCCCTTGGTTCAATAACTAATTTATTTGTTATCGTCTCATCCTGGTCCACGTAAAGGTTAAACATCTTGAATAAGGATGACATAAACTCACTCTGCTTAATATTCTCAGGTAAGACATTGTTCATCTCTAAGTTGTCACCTTCTGTTACTTGAGTATTTGCAAGTTTGGCTGAAAAATAACTATTTGTGTCTATATTAATATTTAATCCACCTCCGTTAGTGTATGGACTTAATAACCCACTTGTGGACGTTACATTAGCAGTCCAATGTTCACACCATACTTGAGTTCCTGCCGGTATATTAACTAAGGCTTGTATATTAAATAAAGTTGTTGGACTTGTCGATCCTGTAGTAATTGTTCCACTGTAAATTATAGTTACTGCATTTGCTATTTGTGCCGATGCAAATACTATAGGTACTTGAACATAAATTTGGTTTGCAGACCTTATTCTTAAAGCACCTAAACCAAGGTTTAATATTGTATCATTATTAACCGTATTATTATGCTTTACGTTTATACTTACATTAAAAGATAATAAGTAGTTGCCAGTAAAAGGACTTGTGAATTTATAAGTTGACGTGTCATAATTATTACCCGGATCATTATTTGGTGCCGTTGTGTCATTATCAAACACCATTGTAGTAAAACTATTTGTTGCTCCTACAGTCCAAGTAATTGTATTAACAGCGTTACCACTTGCTCTAAATTCTCTATTTTGTATTTGTGTTTGACTTATTTTTAAAGTAGTTCCTGTAAACGGAATTACTAAACGCTTAAAAAATGCGCTATTAAAAAAGTTACTGCTATACTGAAACCCTGCCTGTGCAAATATCTTATCCACAATGGTCTTGACATAAACCGCAGGATAAAAATGCTTAACATCAAAAGTACTACCATTGGTATTACCATAATCAATAAGAGGATAGAGATAGCCTTCACCTGTAGGATCCCCACTTGAGAAATTGACATAATTACTTCCGTTTTTTATTATCGACGTGTCCCAACTATTAACTTGATTCTGCCTTGTGTATGTATGATCATATTCCGACAAGTCAATTTCTGACAACTTACTTTCTCCTATCGTAGTGAAAATATTTGCAAGGTTGCCATAAAATGATAATTCATATTCTACCTTTTCACCTACTACTACAATGTTATCAAGTTTGGCAAATCCTTTGAATACTTCGTTACCGTCCTGCAATACTAAAACATCCGCTTTTAAGTTAGGATTAAAGTTAGGCGTAAAGTTAGTACCTCCACTACTTGTTAGGTTTACACCTATATCCCAAATATGAGAAAATAAAACATTGTTATTTGACGTACCCGGAATAACTACAGTCTTACTAAAATTAGTATTTCTTTTTTGAGGCTCTCTAATATCCGCAATAGCATAGTTTAACGGAACGCTTAAATCCTCGCTTAAATCAATTTGACTGTTATTTATAAATATCTCGGTTACCATTTTTGCACTTTTGAATTAAATGAAGGCATGATCTCAAAGTCATAGTTAAATAAACCGTCCCTTGCGTGTGTTTTCTTAGTATAAGAATCAGTCTTTAAATTAACAGGTACGCAAATGTTATTTGTAGTATCTACTACTCTTACATCTTTACTTCTAAATAAACCTTCCATCCATGCGCTTTCTCCCTCAGTTACCCATCCGCTAAACACTTTAATTGAGTATTCAATCTCATTGTTAAATTGAGTGTTGGCTCTTTCAGTTGGACTGAATCCGTAAGACGTACCGCTCCAAACATAATTTGATTTTTCAAACATTGAACGCTTGTAGTTATACATTTCTTGGAATCCACCGTAACAATTTATTGTATCGTAACCGCCCCATTGATTTAGCCACGTTAAACGTAAGTAGTCAACCTTTGCGCATTGTCTATCTATTGTGAAAGTAATTGGATCACTTACATACGTCAAAGTAGTATCTGAAATTCTAACCTTATAAGAATAAACACTTGAGTCAATTATAGGCTGTGATCCACTGTTTAGTGAAGATATATTCAAGTTTCTTGTTCCTACATACGCCCTGCATCTTTTCTTTGCCCTTGTATTGGAAGGATATTGACTATTCAAAAAAGTGTAGGTATTAATTACGCTTCCACTTGCATCAAATGTTTGAATGTCAATAACATAAGTCTCTACAGTATTATCTTGGTAAAAGTCTAAAACAAAGTCATCATTCTCACCTATTCTAAATTTATCGCCGGCGGTTAAAAATATCATGTCCGGAGTTGCACCATTTAACCTGCCTTCGTCGTATTGATGATAATTAAACAAAGGATTGTTTCTGCCTGCATCAATTGTAAATTCATCTAATCCTGCACTTATTGCATATTTGTTTAATGAGCTGCTCAAATTTTGGTAAGTAACCACACCGGATGCTGGACCGTACTCTTCACCCCAACGTACATCGTATTCTACAATAGAATTAGGACATGTAACCACTCCACTCGATCCTGGCACCCAAACATCCAAACCAAAATAGTCTTGAATAACTCCCTGCAAGTCAAAGGCTGCATAACCATTGGACGGATGCACCGGTTTTTTAATACGTACATAATCTGGTGAATTGTTTATATAAACATCCGCAACATACTTAAAATTAGATTGCGTGTTGTTAGTCGAATCTAACGTATAAAGTATTTTATTATATCCCAATGCAGGACTTTTAGCCGACTGATTAACTGTTATTGCCATTGATATTTTCTACTTCGTTTTTTATTACTACTTCGACATCCCTTTTTAATGCTTTGCTAATTTCACTGCTAATGAATTTATTTAGTTTGTCGTTATTTTCACCTATTACATCCGTTAGCCATTTATTACCTTTAGTACCTTTTTTAAGGATCTTTGTGGCTATTGCGTAGCTTAGTGACCTTGCCTTTTGTTTGTCGGTTGCATAGGATCCAAACGCGTTTTGTTTGCCCGGACTGATAACCCACTTATAAATGGCAGGTTGTAATTTATTTCTTTTGCTTTTGTCAAACCCTTCTGCCTTACGTCCTTTGTCTAATTCGTCACCGTACTTATTGTAAAATATCTTTACACTTATTTTTTCTTTTGACGATTCACTCGGCTGAGCGACTATTGATTGACTTAACGATCCGGTGGCATTCGATTCTTTTCTAACAAGTGAATCTTGCATCTCAGCCATAACACTCCCAACTGCCCTAACTAAAATATCCAACGTATTTGTAAATGATAAATATTCAGCTTGTTTCTTTTTGATATTCTCTAAAGATGACAAACCTCCTTTATATTTACTTGCGTTACTAATATTTAGTGCCACGGTTTATTTTTTTTCTAAGTTCCTCTAAATGCTTTTCTTTGTCCTTATAAAATGCCAACGTATTTAAAAATTCAATCACTCCCATGTTCAAAAAGTAATCCCACTTTGTCCGGTCTGAATTACTCAAAGAATCTAAAACGTTATACCATCCCCATGCTCCCAGTCCTTTGTTTGCTCCTTCTGTAGCTTTTCCTTCAATTGGTTCATTGTCGAGTTCAAAAAGCTTGGGATAGTTTCGACTAATTTGATTAATAGAGTGCAAAAAAAAAGCGTCATCGGATATATTTTCTCAACACTTGCCGTTTTTAATACTTCCACTTTTGCATCAAATGTCAAATCAATCTTACGTTTAAACAGCCACCAACCTTTGTAAGGTGTTACAAATAAAGCAATTAACTTAGGTGTGTTAATTACAATATTCTCGTAGTCCTTTGTAAGTTCCGTTACACTAATATATTCACCTGCTGTTATTTGACGGATGTCTAAACGAGGCTTCCATAAATAACCTCCTAACCTGAATGGTTTTGGATTAGTAGCTTTTGGAAATTCATTTACCCATGCAATGTCCTTTTGAGCTTGCACCCATGCATCCAATGTCATAGACTCTACTTCATCCACACTTAAACCACTTAGAATAGAAAATATACGTATTGACTTATCAAGTTTGTCAATTGATGCATCCTGAACAATGTCGTATAATTCGATAAATTCAGTAATTGAAACGTCCTTCCAGCTTTGTGCTATTTTCATATAATTAAGTACTAATTTTTTAAAATTGGTAAATAAAAAAAGGCAGCCTTACTGGGCTACCCTTCCAAACAAAACCAAATCAATCGCTCAAATATACAAATTAAAGTAATATGTACCTACCTCCTTTTGCAAAATCTTTGTATGCCTGATAGCAAATAGCCGTACTCATTACACCGTCATCATGAAATCCTGCCGGAGCTGAGTATTTAATCATGCGACTTTGTGGATTGTACTCGTAACTAAACACCTCAAATTCTTTTTTAAGCCATTCTAAGTCTAAAATAGTAACCTCCTTATTTTGACTTGCAACTAATAAACTTTCTATTATATCCGTTTTGCTTTTAGCCGTCGTAACAAAAGGATGTACATTACAAATACCGCTCAAATCGTATCTAAGCGTCTCTAAAACAATATCGCCTATTGAATTGACCTCTACGTACAAATCCGGACGAAAGTCTCTTAAAACGGTTTTAACATTGTTTAATATTTGCGCCCACTCCATTTGTCGCCACCTATCGCAGTAAATCATCTGCCCTTTGTCATTCATTATTGTTAGTACCGTGTAGTCATCTGCCCTACCTAAGTCTAACCCGGCAACCATTCTCGATGTACGTTCGCCAACACCTACAGGAATATTGTTAAACAAATAGTGACCGCCATCAATAAACTCGGCTAAGTATTCTTGCCTGAAAATAATATCCGGCAAAGTCACCCTTGCATCGTCAATCTCAGAAGGTGTAATAATTGGATTGTCGTAGGATGTCATCGTAAATGACTTATACTGTGGATTCACCCCATCCAATTGGTATAAATTGTAAAAATGATTCTTACCCTTTGGAGTGCTAATTAATAACACTTTTTTACCCTTAACCAATACCGTTGCACGTAGGACCTCAGTCCATGCCTTTGCATCCATAAATGCAAACTCGTCACAAACCAAATAGTCAAAAGTAAAACCACGAATATTGTCGTACCTCTCAGCCGAAAAGAATTGAATGGTCGATCCGGTTACATACTCAAGTAATAAGTCCGACTGATTTACACTCCGGTAAATTTCAGGTCGTTTAATAAACGCTTTGTGAATATCCTGAAATACTTTTTTGCTTTGCTTGTAAACAGGACTCACCCATGCGCATTTAACATTCTTATTGTTTAACGCCCAATACAAAAGTTGATTCGCTGCTAATAACGTTTTGCCAAACTGCCTGCCAATGTTTAAAAGGTAGTATTTGTGAGGCTCGTTATTGATCGAGTAGTGTATCTTCTCCTGATTCTGATGTGGTGTGTATAGTATCGCTCTTGCCAAACTCTGCCGTGAATTTCATGTTACCTTTAATCTCCAAATTGTGCTGTTCAATATACCCCCTTTTCTTTGCCTTACACTTCAAATAAAAAATAGTGGATAGTGGATTACCCTTTGCTATTTGTTTGTGTAACTGTGTTTCTGCAAAGTCTAAAGCTACGTTTTCAATTTCTTTTACCCTTGCCTTATATTCTTTGTCGCTACGTAGCCAATGGTAGTGAGTTTCTCTTCTAATGCCTGCCAATCGGCTCGCACTGGTGACAATGCCTAACGATTTCTCTAAGGCTTCAATCATTTTTTGTTTATTCTCGATAGTCCCATACGGATCATCGACCATTTTTTTAATTTCTTTACTCATAAATTTATACTTAAATAAGCTCCGTCAAATTCTCTATCTAATATTTCTTGTATTTCAGTTTCAGCTTTTTGCAAGTCTTCCGGTGACTTAAACGTTATTTTCATTGTAGGCTCGTTGATAGGCTCGGCTTCAATTTCAATTTCAGGCTGTTCAAATGGTATATCCATCCCCCACTCTTTTAAATCAAGTGCCTCCCATTCATTTGCTAACTCATCCCAGTCCCAGTCACCAAACCCTACGTTATCTTTAATAATAAATTCCTTTTGTTGCTCAGGTGTTAAGTATGATGCATCAATGATAGGTACTTCGATCAGGCCGGCCTCAATACAAGCCTTAAGTCTCATGTTGCCCGCAAGTGCCTCCATTTTTTCATTCACCACAATAGGACGTATCTTTAACATTTGCGGAAAATCAATAATAGACTGAACAAGTTTTTTAAACTTTGCATCCTTTATTATACGTGGATTACTTGGATTTGGTTTTACCTCACCTATTTTAACTATCTTATAATTCATTTTTTTCTTTTAAAAAGTCATATAAAAAAGTATACATTGCTGTTATGCATCCACCGCAAAATGTATTCACGTGTCCGTAATTTAAACCCTCTGCAATCCCTTTGTAAAAAAAAGGATCGCCGGGACTGATATTAAATAGCTTCCAATTCTTGATAGCTTCTTTGTTGTTAATCAACTTGTTAAGCGATGATTCGTATAATTCTGACATAAATAAATTCAATTAGTGAAGCGGTTAATCCCATTATTGAAGCCGTACCTACAGCCTCAAATATATTCCAAGTGTTATTTAAGTTTACTAATAAGGAAACCCAAAAAGTCATGCAGAGTACACAAGTAAACGGTTTACGTTTAAAAAACTTAGTGCCCTGTGCAAACTGACTAAATATCATTGCGAATGCTATTATTTTAATGTATGTCATAATTCTTTAGATAAAAAACAAACTGATTCAGAAACAGGCTCGTGTCCCGGATTGCCGTAATAAGCAAAGAACGTTGAATGAGGGTGCAATGGTTTAATACCTTCCTTTGCTAAAATAATACTCATTACCGACTGATCATGCCTGTGACCTTTAACTCGCATATCTTCACTCACTTGTAACCCTTCATTTGACCAATCACCTTCATAACACCCTTTTAAATTTAATGCATTATAATATTGCTCAAATAACTTACAAGCCTTTTCGTTTTTAAAATTAAACCCCATTAAACATGCCATAATCATTGAATGGTTAAATGAATCTTCACGCTCCATTTCTAAATTTTGCAAACATTTATCACTTGTATATTGCCCAATGTTAAAACCTATATTGTCAAAAAATGCATATCCGTTTTTTTCAATATGACTTATAAAATCATTCAATGGTTTTTCAGCTACCAATATTGAATCCGCCCAAATAACAATGTCGTATTTACTTTTTAACTCATTGATAGCGTGTGGTTTAAAAGCATAGTGTTGATCTTTATGTTTAGGTGCTATTAAGTTATTTTCAGTAAATAAAATAAAGTCACCTTCAAAACCTACTTTAATTAAAGATTGTCGCAACCGTTCTGCACTCATGAAGTATTTATGAATGTTTGCATTCGGAAATCGAAAACATAAACTTGCGTATGTAACTATCGCGACCTTCATTAATATAGCTTATTGTAATTACTAAACCTATATTGATAAATAGGCTTGTCTATTTTATATTCAGTTTTAATCAAACCACTTTCTTTTAACTTCATGCAAAAATCAAAGTCTTCTTGGTAGCTTTTACTTGGGAATCCAATTTGTAAAGATATTGACCGCCTCATCGGTGTTATGTGGTTAGGAGGTCTTAAGTAAACCTCAACACCTGTTGAATAGTCCGCGCAATATTCCAAGTCCTTACTAATAAACCATTGTCTTAATTTAGTGCCGTTTTCGGTGTAAGTACCATTAATTGCAAATGAATCCGGACTTGTTTTAATACCTTCCAAAATATCTTTAACCGCAGTATCACTAATCCAATCGTCGTCATCTATAAACCAAACATAATCTCCTTTAGCATCATTCAAAAGCTTGTTTCTTTTCTCACCTGTAGTCATTGATCCAACTGGTGAGGCATCCCAAATAAGTTCAACCTCTTTGTTTATTAATTCTCCAATTTGCCATAATAAGTAAGTTGTAAGTTCTTTAAAAAGCAATTCACGTTGTGGTACTGTAGGAATCAATATACTAAGCTTCATAGGTTTTTATTTTTCAATAGTATGTCACCTTGATAATCGCATTCAATTTCAAAATCAGGTAATTTGTCTAAAATAGCCTGCAACCCTTTTTCACCTTGGTATAAATTACCAAGTGAGTATTCAGTATAAAAATACCTAACGTTTTTAAATGCCTTTTTACCTCCATTAATTAACTTTAATTCAGCTCCCTGTATGTCTGCCCAAACAAAGTCTATTATTTCATTTTCTAAATTTTGTTTTATGAACGTATCGAATTTAATGGAGGTTGTTGTTTTTTCCTCAAACTTCATTTGATCCCAAAACTTCAAAACATCTTTAGGTTTGTTTATTGAAGATGATCCGTAATAGTGTTCGGTTACTTCATTGTTTACTATTTTTTGACCTCCCGATTCGTAAAATTTAACTTCACCGTCTACATTACCAATAGCCATGTTATAAATATTGAACGTACCATTTGAGTAATTTTTTTTATTTGCATTAACCATGTCGAATAAACTTTTGACTGGCTCAAATGCGAAGTATTTAAACTTTTTGTTTTTTGATTCCAATAAGTCTAAAATTTTATAAGAGTGGTATGCATCGCACATCCCAAACTCAAAAAACACTAATTCGTTTTTACTATCAATTATTTCGTTTATGTATTCAAATATATCTTTCATCTCCTTAAAATTACATTCTCATTGTTTATGTGTACGGTCTTAAAGTCAAACACTTTCAAGTATTCCACAATGTCGGCTAACTGTTTTTGGTTGTGCTCAATGCAAATTAACCTTGTATTGGTTTTGTCTAAGTCTATTTGTTTTAAGATATTAAAGTCATAGCCTTCAGCATCAATAGTAATAAAGTCAAATGTTTGTGACTTGGTTTTTAATAGCAGTGTTTCAAAATTAACCGATTGTACTTTTACCTTTTGCCAATCAGTTGTTTCCTTCCACTTTTCGTAGTCTGTAGTCGATGCCGTACTAACAAGTGACGTGTCGCCTTTATTTAAGTGAGTGCCACAATCCCAAAACTCAATCTCACCTACTTGATCCGTTATGGCTACGTTATGCAAGTACACATCATCATGGTGCATGTAAAGGTCAAGCAACTTCATGTAAGTTACCGGTGATGGCTCAACTAAGTCACCACTCCAACCTAATTCAATAAGCCTTCGTGAATTGCTTAAGGTTTGACCATCGTTTGCTCCAATGTCTAATAAGTGACCTTTAAAGTCACCGAAAAAGTCTGTTATTATTTTTTCCTCGTTATTCTGCGAATACATTTTCTATTTCTTGTTTAACTTTTATATAATAATAGTAATAATAATTATTATTATCAATTAATCTAAGTTGTTCTGATATAAGTAATTCTACAGCTATTAAAGCACATAGTTTTGCATTATCACATTCTTTACAGCTAAATGTAAATAATTCTATTAATTTATCTGCTTTTTCTTTTGGTGTCATTAATTAAGTATTGTGTTAAAAACTAAGTGCTGATCCTTTTTATTAATCACATAAATGTCAAAGCGGTAAATTAAACCCGAGTGCCTTTCTTTGGTGGTAAGTGTTGCCATCGATGGTGTAAAAACTTTCAGTGTGTTTATATTGTAAATCCAAACCAGCCCCGGTATTGTTTGGGTGGTCGTGGTAAAAAAATCGTTTATCCACATATTTATATTGATTTAATAGTTTTGCTACGTCTGTTTGTTCATTGTCGCACCATAGTGAAACGTATGCCGGATGATAAATATATCCAAAACGCTTATAATAGTCCCGGCTCATGATTGACAAAGTTACTAATTTATCATTAGCAAAGCCATCCGGTAAATGAAGTAATCCGTAAAAATCGTTAAACTCGTCTAAAATTAATTTGTCAAAACCGTACTGAGTAATAACCATGTCATCGGACATATTAAAAAGTACATCCCAGTCATAGCTAATTAAATTAATATCCCTATTGATAGCGTGTACTTTTGATTTGCTCGATCCGTAAACAACTGTAATATTACCGTGTGAATTAATATACTCACTTAGTTCTACTTTGTCAATGGTGGTATCGTCCGCATCCAAACTAAGCAAGATATGAAAGTCACCGACTGCCATTTCAAATATATTGTCTAAGCATTTAAGCATCTTTGCATAGCGCGAACGGCTTGCAAACTTAATCAGTAATTTCTTTTGCATAAACTATTTTATTTATTTGCAGTGAGTTCTTAACCTCATCCACACTCAAACTTGGCTTGGCTTCTATTCCGTTGAATGCTCCATCCAGGTCAAGTGAGTGTATTAATTTTTCCGTTCCGTTCAAAGTCATGTACTTACTCGGTGTTAACCCGGCTTTGTAAATTCTGTGAGTATATCCTGCATGTTCAAATCCGTACCTGCCATAATTCCCAAAATAACCTACTTTATCGACGACTTCCTTTGTTAGGTACATAAACACACCACTACACTCAGTAAACACTGTATAAACGCCTTTATTGCTTGAAATACCATGATGAGGTTTCATGTATAGTAAATGGTTTAATCCGGATTCAATAAACGGAACGTGCCAATCTTTAGCAATCGGAAAGCAGTCATCGTCAAACAAGAATATATGTTCGCAATCCTTTAAGGCTTCTAAACATTCATTCTTTGCTTTACTAATGTTAGGGACATCCTTTGCAATATACACTTTGCTATTTTCAGGAAGGTATTTTGTTACCTGCTCCAAACATAGTTTAAATATCTCAGGTCTCTGAAACGTAGTTATTCCGATGCCAATCTTTCGCATACTTGTTTTCTGATTTGGTTTGTTTTTTGTAGATCAAAGTTAGTCAAAATATGTTCATGTAAAATATTAGCCATGTCTTCACGGTAACTTTTTTCCATTAATTTTTTAGCGTGGTGATAAAAGTCGATAGGCTTGTCGGCATACAATACACCCGGTATATTTTTGTAAGGATCAACATACGATGAAATAACCGCGCATTTCTTTGTGCCGGCTTCAACTATTTTTAACTCAGACTTGCAAGCGTTAAATTCGTTTGCTTTAAGTGGGACCATTGCAACGTCCACATGATCGTACATAGTACCGTAAGTGTTTACAGGTTGCGCCCATAACCTCCGGTATTTCTTAAACATTGAGTAGTGTTCTTGCACTTGAGTGTTTTGTTTTAAATAATCCACGTAATCCCGATCAAGTGCCCTGTAGCTATCCGTCAACCGTTCTTCTATAAATTGATAGTGCCCTGCGCTATTTGTGTTATAACCCCCTAACAATATTTGATAGTCAAGTTTTTGGTGCATTAAAGTTGTCGGTGCTTGCAAAATAGTAGCATCCTCTTTGTGGTGCACTCCGCAAATGTAGGCAAACCTTACAAGCGGATGTTCTAATTTAGAAGTCTGCCATTGCTTTTCACGTAAGTCCAAACAGTTAGGTACTACGTAAACTTGTTTATTGTGAACACGTATTTTAGATGCTAATCGTTCAGTGGTAGTAAATACCGCATCCGAATACTTAATCGCTTCAATTGTTTGTGTAGTTACCTGGTGAATCCGGTATTTAATCCACTCCGCGTGTGTTTCAGGTAAGTTCCAATAGTCATCAATTTCAAATATTACTTTAATTCCTTTTGAATGCAGGAAGTCAATATACTCCTTTGTCTTACCTTTTAGGCTAACAATCCTTTGAAACACTACGATCTTAGTTTCGCTTAAGTCCATGTCCGGACTGAATCCCTGAGCGGACACTACCTTCATGCCTTTGTTTAGTAAGTCTAAAAAAGGTATAAGCATACGGTGATGCCAAAGCCCACCTTCATGATTTCGAATAAGTAAGATCATATTTGGTTTTAAGGTATGTTATGTATTCTTTTAAGTCCTTATTAATTGTCGGACGTGGTATGTTTAGTTTTTTAGCCAGTGACCGTTCTGAGCCTTCCTCAACGTACAAAGCAAGTAACCGTTTTTTGTACCATTCGTCCTCGCTATCCGATTTGTAATCATGTGTTTCTGCCTCGATCCACTGTAGCATGTTTTCTTTTTCGAAGTTGTAAGTGTCACCGGATAGCTCTAAACCGTTTAATTCCACGTTGGCTACCTTGCCCCATCTCTTGTAATTAATGTCATAAGCCTTTTTAAATTTATCCGAGTTGTAAACCTTGATGGCAAAGGCAGTAAAAAAATAAATAAGATTTTTAATGGTTGTAAGGTCTATGTTCTTTTCGTAGATGACTATTATTGTTTCTGAGTGCAGATCCTCCCAAAACGAATTGTTTTTCGTTATATTCTTGCAAATTGTTTTGTATTCCGGATTATAAAATACTTTCATTCAAACCTTTGTAATAATTCTTTGAAGTCAAAGTTAAAACTTTTCGCGGATGTATTTTTAAGCTTTTCTAAAATGTCAAACCTTAATTCGCCTATTTCAATTTTTAACTTATTGCCAAACTCAAACTGCCTGCCATACTGCATGACGTTACACGAGTAGCATTGAGGTCTGGCATTATCTTCATGCCACCGTACCGACTGATGTTTCCTGCTCCAAAAGTGACCGCATTGAATCTTAGACACTTCGTATTGTCGTCCGCAAGTGTAGCATTCAACCATGCCATTCTTTGCGTATTTATTGCGGATGTACTTTGAAAAGGCAACGTCTAACTTTTTAATTTCAACTTTTGTCACGTAACTAATTGATACTTATTTTATTATGTTTATTTTGTTAAAAATTTAACCACATAAATAATTAAATTTTAATCAAAACTCATCTTTTTCTCGCACAATAATATCCAAAAAATCTGAATTAACAATATTTTCGCTAACATTTGCTTTATTTATCTTTTGCACTGCCACCTCTATATAGTCTATTCCAAAGAATATGTAACGTCTTTTTCGCCTATCGTATTCAATTTGAATAGTGCCAGGAATACCTACTATTTTCTGCCTACGTATTTTTTTTGAACTTATTGTGCAAATAGGACTTGTTTTGTCCTCACCATGAAACGGACGGTGAAAAATTAGTATATTGTCCATTTTATTATTCCACATAGCACCGTCTGCAATGTCAAATACATCCGGCTCCGGATAGTTTAGTGAATCTTTGTCTTTTCGCATTGCTTTTGGATGCGCCACAATGACAAATAAAGTTTGGTTATTTTGAGCAAACCTCGCAAAGTCTGCAAGTAAGTACTCAAGGTATTTGTCAGACCTATTACCGTGACTTGCATAATCGTTGGTTAATTGGTTAAACGGATCTATTATGCAACCGTCTATCTTTTCTTTAATAATAAGCTCTAAGAATCGTTCTTTGATGTATTCCGGTGTTGGTGCAACTGTTTTAGGATAAACGTAGAAGATATGCTGCGAAATAAAGTCGTACCAACGTTCGTATTCGCTTTGGTGTACTTTGGATGGATTGTCCGGTGTTAACCTCATGCCTAAACATATTTCAACAAGGTCATGGTAAAATTCAGCAGCCGGATTATCTTCAGGACTAAATAATGCAAACTTCTTACCTTCATGTAAAACCTGTAGAATAAGTAAGTATTTTAGAAATGTTGACTTACCATAGTTACCTATACCGGACAATAGAGTGATTTCACCTTTTTTAAATTTAAACTGATTGTCAAGGTATGGCACGTGAGTAGTCATCGCGGATTCATAACCGTTGTTAAAAATAGAAAGTGCCTCACTTTTGACATCCTCACCAAATATTACGTCCTTTGGTTTTATTTCAAGGTTGTAAATTTCATCGTCGATCTCTACTTCCTTGTTTGTGATCTTACTTACAAGTGTTTCCTTTTCGAACACAGCCGTTCCAAATTGATTAGCGGATGACTTATATGCGGAGCGGATGCAACGTAAGGTTTCAAGCTTTGAAAAGTCATTTTCAGATGTTAGGAAGGAGCTATTAAAGTAAACCTCGCAATCACTTTCGTTTATTCCAAACCGGCAACAAGCGGATGCAAGTTTAAACAGGAATAAGTTACGCTCACCTGTACGAAATGCATCACCACGGTTAGAAAGCCATTTTAGTATGTTTTGAAATATTTCGTTTTGTGAATCTAAAGGTGTTACTTCTTTTACTTTCGTAACTTTAGTAACTTTCGTAAACGCTTTAACTGTTTGGTTTATAATTATTTGCGGATCATAACTTTCATAACAAACCCGGCTTACATTAATTCCTGACTTGTCAACATCCGGGAATAGTTCATGCAATGCTTGGAAGTGTTCACGATGTTTTGAGCCATCTGAAATTAAAACAAGGCATTTCACACCATTACCTGATGGGCTTAGCCATGTAGCTTTGACGTATTCGTAACCCGCTAATGTTTCTTTAAGTGCTTGGCATTCATCTACATAGTCAAAGTCTAAAACTATGTATTTAGAATGTTCTATAAGGTCTGCATCCTTACGGTCTGCATTAAACTTACCTGAAAAGCAAACAGATGGAAGATTCTTTTTAAGTTCGTTAGCTCGTTCCTTGTCAATAGCTTGTCTAATTAAGCTAACTTGTTTCTCGCTCTTACCTTCCTTAATTCTTTGTAGTGCTTTATCTACGGTAATGTAGTGAGGTTCTTTTGAGAATATGTTTTTAAAAATGGTTATCATGTGAAGCTTTTAAAAGTCGTTTTGTTTTAAGGTCATTAATTAATATTGATACGGAGTTCTCTTTTTTAAATATCCGCTTACCTAAAAAATAGTCATCTATAAGTTCAGACAATTCTTTAGAGGTTACATCAGGCAATAGTCTAATTAGTGTTTTAGCCATACCTCCTATTAGTTCATCTGAGTATGGGTAGCTAATTATTAGGTTTAACTTAAAAATTTCTTTTCCAATGTTAAATTCCAAATCCGTTAAATTTGGATGAAGGCTTATTTTTTCCATTTTTACTATTTTTAATTTGTTCTATTATTTCGTTAAACTTTGAATTAATTACAGGCAAGTCTTTGTCTTTAAACCAATCAGGCAGGTTATTTATTATTAGTTCAAACATTGATATCATGCTTTCGTCTGACGTATCGTTGTTTGTTTTTTCTAACAATGTTTTAATCTTGTCAAGTAGTTGTTTTAAGTGTTTGCCTGACATGCCATTAAATATATAGTTTACATGCAATTTTAACCAACAATCAACTGCAAGTTGATATATAGAATGTTTACTTTCTTTATGTTTACTTAGTATATCTTTACTTAGTAATTGTTTACTTTGTGTATGTTTACTTTGTAGGTGCGGTTTTACCGTAAGCGGTTTTACCGTTAACGGCTTTTCCGTATACGGTTTTACCGTTGACGGTTTTTCAGTATACGGTGAATATTGTTTTTCTTTTCTAAATGATTGATTCTTAGCAGGATCGTCATATACTGCATGGTCATATCCAATCCTTCCATTATTTCTTTTAGTGATTGTTTCAATATATCCCTTGTCTGCAAGTTCTTTAAATAGTTTGTCAAGTTTATCCCTACCAATATTAAGTTGAGCGTGTAACTGTGTTTTGTAAATTTTCCAATCAGCCGGTAAACTTAGAAAGTAAGTAAGTAATCCTAATGATTCAATTGACAAACCATTTTTAAAAACTTCATTTGGAATTACAGTGTAATTACTTGTATGTTTTGATTTATAAATAGCCATAAAAAAGTAAACCCCAATTACTCATAGCCACCGACCAAAGAGGCGTCTGAGTAAAAGGGGTAATAATGTTAAATGTTTAATCACTTGGTCGGTAATTTTACGTAAATTTAGTAACTTTCAATTAATTATCAAAATTAAATAAAACTTAATTTTTTTATTAAATCAATTTCAGTTATTTCTTTATAATCAAAAAAACATTTGCCATCTTCAAAAGATGTATTTTCAAATTGAATAAGATGAAAACCATAATAAGTCCAATCTTTATCAATTCCTTTTTTTATCCAATTATGAATATTAATCCACATTAATTTTTGACCTTGTCTAATTTCAGAATTTCTTGTTTTTATTTCTAAAAACATAACTTTTTTTGTTTTCCAATTCCATAAAATAAAATCTAAATCTGATGCAGAATATCCTGTTTGTGAATCAGGTAATTTTGATCTAATCCACTTACTAAAATCTAATGATCTTATTCCTGTTATTTCTTTTCTAGTCATAAATTAGATTTAGCAATGTTATATGTTTGCTCATTTATTTCAGCACCTATTATTCTTCTATTTTTTTGTTTAGCCACAATCATTGTTGTTCCGCTTCCTGCAAATGGCTCTAGAATTAAATCATTTGGTTTAGTAAACATTTCAATTAAATAAGCTACTCCACTTTTGCTTTGTTGCCAATCATGACCGGTTTTTTCTCTACTTTCAGAAATAAAATAATCTTGAAATGTATTTTCAATTTTCTTTTTTCCATTTTGAAAAATTAAAACAGGTTTCCATCTACACATTAAATTTATTCCATTTACAATTTGTGTTTGACCTTCATGATAAACTGCAAAAGTCCAGTAATAATCTAAATTTTCACTCATTCTTTGCATCACTTCAGGTAAATACATTTGACCTGAATAAGCTATACAATATCCGTTTGGTTTTAATACTCTTTTTGCAAATCTTGATAATTTACTCCAACAATCAATAAATTCATAAGGATATGGTGGATCTGTTATTATACAATCAATACTTCCATTTGGTATATCATTAAATACATCTTCAAAATCTCCTAATCTAAAATCAATTTCAATTTCTTTTTTTGCTCCTAATTCAGCTAATTGTTTTCTTTCGTTTTCTTTTTGTTCTTTCTTTTCCTCTTTTTTAATTTCTTGGTAAACTTGATTAATACTTACATCGCCAGTTATTAATTTAGCTTTTATTTCTTCCGGTGCTTTTTCTTGAATTATTTTAACCTTTGCAATAGTATCGTGTGAAACATTTGCAACCTTTGCAACTTCTTTTATTGTAACAATAGAGGGTTCTTCAGATTTCTGAATAAGGCTAAATTGATTAATACCTTTTTCTTGTTTTTCTTTTGCCTTAGTTTTAAATACATCTTCTAATTGTAAAGCTAATACTGAGCGTTGATAATTACTTAAATTACGTCTACCAAATTGGTTTAATATCATCCACTCTTTAACTTCATTTTCATCTACAAAAGTTTTTTCTATTGTATTAAAAAACAAATTATGTTTGTTTGCTATTTCGTACCTATTGTGTCCGTCAATGATATAACCATTCCAAGTTATAACAGGCTCTCTAATACCTTCAGCCTTGCAATTTTTCTCTAATTGTTCAAACTCTTCTTTTGTAAGTGGCGGAATTAACTTTTTAAATTCCTCATTAATTTTTAAATTTTTCATATTGTTTTTTTTTAAATAAAAAACCCCATCAAGCTTTGGGAGTCCGATTCCTACTCGCTTAACAGGGTTCTAAAATTTTTTATAAATGTAGCTTATCGGACAAGCTATGCAAATATAATTAAATTATTTTAATTATCAAAATGGCATGTCATCGTCTTCCTGATAACTTGCTTTTTTTGGAGTATAATTCCTTTTTTGTACTTCAATATCTGCATTGCTATCGTGTTTGGAAATAGCCCAAGCGGTAAGGCTATTATAGTACCTACCATTGTGCTCACGTCCGTTTATATTAAATTTAACGTTAATCATGTCGCCTTTACGGTATTTGTCAAGTATATCCACTCTATCGTTAATACATTGAAAAATAACACGTTGTGGATATTTATCCTCAGTTTCAATTACAAACTCACGCACTCTAAATTTTTCGCTAACTTGTTTTTCATCGTATAGCATAACGATTTTACCTGTTGTTTCCATGTTTACTTTATTTATTATTTTGTTTTTTTTATTTCTTCTAATGTTTTTGGTGGATTAATTATAACATCTGTTAATGTTTCAATTGAATGCCGTAGAGTTATCGGAGATTCAGAATTACAACAACTAATGGTTAATTGAATAGTTTGTTTAATAATATTTTTTACTTGTTCTAAATTGTAATTAGTTTTCATGTTTATTTGATTTGTAGATTATTATTTTCAACTATTCTGCATCCGGGTATTTCTTTACCAAGCTTTAAGCTATCTTTAATTAACTTTTTATCTGGTGTTTCAGTTAGCTTAATTGTTTTGTACATTGCAGGCAGGCTATTAATGTCATCTACCTCAACGGATTCAGACTTGCGGAAGCTAAGTTTAATTAACGGTGTTTCAATCTTTGGCATGTCGAATAACTCCATAGCCTGCTTAATTCTCGTTTTAAGGCGTTCTGACGCGTTTTCACGTGCCTTCTTAATACTTTGTAGCCTTTTTATCTCAGCATCGATTATATCGCATTCTGCGTCTATTTTCTTAATTATGTAAGAATATGCCACTCCTTTGGTTTGTAATTCAGTTTGAGCGATGTCTAAGGCTTGTTCAAGTTCTGGTGTTAATTCACCTTCTGATTCAATTAATTGATCCGTTAGTAATTGGTACTCTTGTTCGATTTGGAAAAGTGATTTGTTCATGATTGTTTAGCTTTTAATATTTGTTCGAAATAGTGTAATTGTGTTTCAGTCAAATCGTACTTTTTTTGCACCTGCTGGATAGTACCACCTTTTTGTAGAAAGTCAACAACTGAATCCGCTTTTGATTCTGGCAATGATGGAAGAGGTTTTGATTCTTTTAAAGATTCTTTAACCTTAACTGGTTGACTTGCACTATTCCCGTCGTCGTCGTCAGCTCCTACGTTTACAATAGACTGCAAACCATAACGTCTTGCATAAGTTAATCCACTACCATGCGCTTGAGCATCGTTAGGACGTGAACAAACTATTTCTGTTAATCCTGAAATATACTCGCCTGATTCATGCAATAAGATAGTTTTAACGTAGTTTCTGTAGTTATTGTTTTCACCCACAATAGTTGGTTGAATTACCGCTATACCATGTTTGTTTAAAACTGGTAGTACCGCTTCACGTATTGCATTTAAGTCTGCATACTTTTTATTAAAGAATGGGTTTGTTGATTCTTTCTTAGCGTTACCCATTTCCGCTTGAGCCTTAACAAGTGCTGCACTTATTTTGGCAATTGTTTGTGATGTTTCCATTGATTTGATTTTTGGCTAAATTATAAAATATTTATAAACTAACAAAATTATTTTAATCTTTTATTTTTTTTACCGGTTGCAGTGCCTTATAGGTTATGTAAATACTTGCTAAGTGGTCACGTCGGTTTTTCCAAAATATCTTTTCGCTTCCTGTTGACTCTTCGTACAACTCATGAGCGTTGAAAAATAAATCCTCAATACTTTTAATATATTCAAGTCTTAAGGTTATAACGTCAAACTTATTATACTTCATCATTATTTTTTCTAAGCAAGTGCTGTATTGGTGGTCTGTCAAGTCACCTTTTATTTCGTGACGTTCTTTGCCTTCCAGGATTAGCTTTTCGATTTCTTCAAGTGTAATTTTCATGTTTGTTTATTTTTGATTGATTAATTTTTTAAGGTACAAAGCTAAGTCCAACGCTTCTTCGTATGCGTGCTGTAGCCATTCTTTTTCAGTAAGGTCTGTCCTATCCATCGTTGTCCCGTAGGTGTCCAAACCTTTCACCTCTCTATCATTGAGGTCTTTAATTACTTCGTTTAGTAGTTTACTCATATTAATTCATCCAATAGTAACCAATTATCTTTTTATCCTGAATCATTTTACAAAATGTACTCCAATTCATCCTATACCTTGTTTCCCATTCGTTCATGTCGGTAAATATTAACTCATTTATTTTAGCTGTTATTCCGTCAAAATAAAGTGTTTGTAATACTCTTTTACCGTTGGCAGTAATTATAACCAATCGTGATAAATCTTTGCCTGACATGGTTTTAATTAGGTATTCTGGATCGTTAAAATACTTCATTGTACTCTTATTACTTTTATGAAAAATTTACCTTTGTATTCCTCTTTAACCGTCTTAAACTTCTTGTCTGGGTTTTTATCTTGGTAGTGGTATATTGAGCCATACAAAGATGAATTATTTTCACGGCTATATTCACGAGCGTAGAAAAACTCATTTACTTTTAACGCTTCAAAAGGATAAACTTCACGAAACAATTTAACTCGTGTACATTCCAATGGCATGCTTAAGGCTTCGTTAATTGCATCAGTAATGTAATCTTGTGGCTCTGGCATTGGTAGAATGTGATTCTTCTTCCAATGTTTTTTTAATAATTCTTTTGCGGTCATATTCTGCTTATTAGTTGTTTGTAAATTAAGTCTAATTGCTCATGAAGGATGTAACGTTCACGTGCTAATTTCTCCCACTCTAAACGTATTAAAATTTCTTTTTTATCGCTCTTTAATAAATTACTGATTTGATTATCAATCTCAGCAATCCTATTTCTTATTGGATTCGATTTCATAAAATTTAATTAAATGGTTTAAATTTTGTATAGTAATTTCAATTGATGCTGTTAAAGTTCCAATAAGATAATAAACTCCTTCCTCTTTAATAATATTATCTCTTTCTTTTTTTTGGATAACTTTAGTTAATCTTTCGACTTCTAGATTAATTACGTGGTTTAAAATTTCTGTATTCATTTGGTTTGTAATTTTAACGCAAGTTATAAGTAATTTATAACATAACAAGAAAAAAAAGTAAAATTTATACTAACTTACTGATTCTCAGGCTTATTATTTTCAAAGTGCTTTTGGTATTCCGGCACTACGTTATTGACAAACCACTCAAAACTATTGCAACTTATTATAGAAGTACCGTCTGAAAAATTAACTTTTGTAGTATTGGCTATAAATTCACCGTCATCATCAAACAAAGGAAAATCAATAAAGTCCATAATTGTTTTTTCTGCAGGATCAAAGCAATAGCTAAACCTAACCCAACCGTCCTTTTTGTCTCTAAAACAAATAAGGTTATCATCGAATGATGTTACATAGTGCCGTTCAAATATTCTGAAGCAAATCATCAATACACTTTACCTTTACTGATTCGTAAATTCTGCAAATAATAAGTACCGTCTGTTTTTAAGTCTAATGTTGCAAAGCCATGATTCCATTTATTATATGGCATGTAAATAGGTGAAGGTTCGCAAAGATGACCGGTTGAATGAGTAGTAATTAAGTCACCGTTTAACGTAGTTTCTGTATGGCTTGATGTTTTATGAAAGTGTCCAACTAACAAAGAATCGGAGGCTTTTAAATACATTGACCTTGCAGGATTCACTCCACCGGATCCACCCGGAAACTCATGACCGTGTAATATATTTAGTTTGCCGGCACTTATAATTCTTTTATCTTTTACAACCTCAACGTGTTTTTCACCGCATTTAAGCAAAGCTTGTAATTCAAACTCTTCGCAGTCTAACAACTCAGGTGCTTTTACAAACATCCACTTTTCGTACCTTTCATCATGGTTGCCTAATTTGTAAACTACTTGTTTAAACCATTCACTAACTAAGTCTATAAACATTCTTGCCGAATCAAGTTCTTGTTTAAATGACCTTTTGCGTGGATCTTTTTCAAATCTACTAAGCTGATAAAAGTCGATTAAGTCACCGTTAATTAGTAACCTATCAAAACCATTCGTAATTCCATAATTTAAAGCCGTTTTAAGCGCACTTTCGTCATGATAAGGTAAATGTATATCACTAAGGACTAACCAACGTCCTGGAGCCAAAATATAAGGCTCTCTTGTTTCTGCATAACTTTCAGGAAAATTAGCCCACGGATTCAAAGTTCCTTGTTCAGTTCTTATAAAACTTTTATCTTTTACCTCTTTTAAAGATCTTTTTCCACTTTTACCAGCATAGTACTTGACAAGCTGTCTAACATTTTCTACCGTTTTAAATGTAGCATTGTGTTCTGAGTATATTTTTTTTGCTAAAGTATGTATTGGTGCTTTAGGGTATTTAGCCAAATACTTTTTTACTAATTCGCCTTTTGTCATTTGCGTTTAATTGCGTGGTACTTTTCGACTCCCCTGCTTCCGAAATAAGCTACCACAACGGTTATTAATAAAGTCTCCATCAAAGTTATGTAACTTTCTTTAATTTCAAAGTTAATACTTAGTGAATCAAATATTATCATTAAGAAAAGGAATCCAACCATTGCTAATAAAACAATTGGTCTGCTATTCTTACTCAGCCATGAATCGGATGACATGTCCGCGTTCCAACGTTCACTTATGTTATTTTCTTCAGCTTCCAATGCCTTTGCAGTAGCCTCAGCCATACGTGCCTCGTGTTCATTAACTATACGTGCCATTTCAATAGCAGCCGCTTGTTTCTCTTCAGGTGTTTGGATGAATTTGTCAATGGTATTACCTAAACTTTTAATAAGCTCTCCAGTACTTCCTTTAATTATATTACCAAAAAAGTTCTTAATAGGGTTTGGCATCGCTTGTTATTTTAGGTGACTCAGGCAAAGTAGCCGTTCTATTTGCTAATTGTAAATTAAGAATCATGTTTGAATGCCTTTGTACATCCGTCTCAATTCTTGTTAGCCTTGCGTTTATAAACTTTTCATCTTCTTTACGATATAACACAAGTTCTTTAATATCGCTTTTTAAACTGTAGTATTGAGCAACAAACATAATAGCAATACTAACTATTTGTATTACATCCTTAGTGCCAAACTTTAAACTATCTGCCTTCATAAACTCAATAATAAATCAATTAATTTAGGGTGTGGGTACATATCTACCTTACCATTTAAAACATTCGTGTGATTCCATAAACCTGGATTCTTACTTACATAATTAGCGTCGCAAAAGTCAAAAGCTGAAACACCATTTTGTCTAATCATTTCAGGCAAACCTTTTCTAACATCTATTCCGTCTCTATTTGCAATGTACAAAATAAGTTCTTTTAATATTTGCAATTGCTTATCTGAGTAGTTATGCCAAAACTTGTGACCTTTAAATGGTTGCTTGAGTTCAATTATTTGGTCTTTTGCAACTTCAACGTTTACATACGTTTTACCATCTTTAATTTGACCGAAATTACAAACCTCAATACCTACACTGTTTGAGTGCATCGTACCTTTGCCAGTTCCTAAATGCCACCCCCATCCGCCTGCAGGAAAAGCTTGTGCAATAACACCATCGTAAGTATTGTCATTACCTTTTACACTTTGACCTCCGAGTACAAACTCAGTGGCTACTTCACCACGTGTATCTCTTGCCCATTGTGTAATCGTATTAAAAGGATTATGCCAACCAGCTGTATGATGTAAGAACAACCATTGCTTTTTAGTAGCACCAGCAAAGTATTGACCTTTTGGCAAGTGTGAAATTTTAATATTCAAATCACTGACCGCTTTAGTCTCACTTAAGTCTGTTGTTATTTTACCTTTGTTGAAAATCATGGTATTGGAGGTGTTGGCGAGACCCATTCTATCAATGGTAAATTTTTTACCCACATAAATTCAGGATTAACACACAATTCCATTTCCTGTGTGCTGATAATCCAGTTTTCTGATAGATCAGTTATGGGGTTAAAATAACTGTCCTCATCATATAGCTGACCTACTAAGCTATCTTTTTGTGATTCTGTTAAAAGTCCTACTTCTATCATACTTGTCTACCTAAAGTTGTGTTTAAATTTTGCACGGCAGTATAAAAATTAGCTGCATCAGTATCTGTCAAGCCATCCCCTAAACTTGCAAAAGCGCATTCTTTACTTGTTGGAAATTGAATTGTAGTGTTATTAGTATTTCTTGCTCCAATATAATATGGCAATCCAAAGCTTATATTATTATCAGTTGCTGTTGAAGATGCTTGACTTATTCCATTTCGATAACATTCCCTATCAGAATTATTTCTTTTTGTACCTAACCAAAAACCTCTTGCATCAGCTGTTGTTGTATATGACAAACTATTATTACCAAAAAATACATTTGCTGCAACTCTATTTTGAAAAATAGGCAAATTATTATTCCATACCCCCATTTCAATAGCATTACCAACTGTTAAAGTCCTTGAATAAAAAGATATATGACCTGATGAATTTATAACTGTATCATTTAAAAATGTATTAGCATAACCATTTACACCACTAAATAAAATTCCTGTACTTGAATGAGTCATACCACCACTAAAAACCAACCTAAACGCTCCATTAGTATCTTGCGGATCTTTAAGGTTATATTTGTGCGTTGTACTTGTCCCTCCCACCATTGGATAGATAGCTTTCATCTTAGTCCAAATATTGTAAGACTTTAAATCCAATACTAACTGATTTACCGCACTTTTTTGTGTTGCATCGGTTATTCCTGTAGCAGTGAAAAAAGCTTCTGCATCTGGGTCGTTAGCTACACCTCCGGCTTTTCTCGGCTTACTCGGTGAAAATCCAAAACCAATATACATATTACTGATTGTTAGTTACAACTCCAATACAATCACCGCTACTCATTGTCAAAGCACTAAACCAACTACCCTGTGGAGCAGTCAATAAGCTACCTTGTTTTACCGTACGTCCTGATAAATTTTGTCCGTACATTGCAGTAGTACCCAAAGCTGAAATACTTTCTCCGGCTGAAGTTGTAATTGTTAATGTAGTAAACACTGCATCGGTATTAATCAATAGTTGACTAAATTTCTTTCCTGTGTGTTCAGTGGTAACCTCGCAAAAGTAAGTACCACCGTTTCCTGCTAATCTATCTAAGCTCATTTTTATTTATTTTTTAAGTTTATAACCGTATCTAATTATTGTTTGTGGAAAGTTTAAATCTGTAGCGTAAAATTCAACTGATTCAAGTTCGTTATTAGTGTAATAATAAACATTGTATTTCGGGTAAATTTTACCATCAATTTCTACAGGCTCGTATTTTATTTCGTATTCGTACATATTACTCAATATAAATAGTTATTACACAACGTACTATTGTTGGATTTGTAGCCCATGCAGGAGTAATTAATTTACCATGAATATAATCACCTTCGCTAACTGCAATGTTTGTATTGTAATATAAATTGTTATTATTAGATGTAAATATTATAGTGTTATCTATTAAATAGTCTGTGGTGTTATTTAATCTTATTAATAACTCTGAAGTCTCATTTGTTCCTGTTGTGGTACATACAAAAGTAGACGCAATCTTTTTTATTATTCCAGACTTTAAAATATGACCTGCAGGAAAGTTTAAAGCACCTGTTGTTAATGGTCCAGCATTAAAATTTGCTCCAAATGAATAGGTAGATGAATCTGCTAAACTCGTCCCTGCAAATCCTAACAATAAAGTATAACCAAGCATCTGTTTATTTTCATAACGAGTGTTACCACTTGACCATACAATAGTATCATTGTCAATTGGATTAGGAGCGTAAACATCATGCAATTCATTCAATTCATATCCGTTTTGAATCTTAACGAATATCTTACCGTTGTTTGCGTTTACATACTCTACATACCCCAAAGCAACCGTATGATTTGGAGCAGTTGGTTTTACATTTGTTATCCCTCCGGCAACTGTTGCACTTAAGTACAAAGGATCTCCATCTGTCCATGTTTCACCTTGCAAGCTACCTGTGGTGTTAATGTTATTGATTTGACCATATAACATTATATACCCTTCCTGATTGTTTGCTATATCTTCGCTAACAATACCCAAAGTATCAACGCTAGAAGGGTCATTGTTTGCCTGTGCTAAATTAACTTGCAATCTTTGACCTTGAGCAGTTGTAACCTTTACAACCTTATATTGTGTACGTAGTAAATTAGACCCTGTTCCATTAATCACTAAAGCAGTTAATTGTGTATCTATTGGTTGATAGTCTAAATTATTCCACGTATCAGTTCCATTGCCTATTTTAAAACGTGGTTGGTTTGTTTGAGTATATAAGTCATCCGTAGTTACCGCAACCTCACCATTTAACAAAACAGGATTGCTCGATGTCCAATTTGCCTCTGTATCTTTTCTTAATTGTATTGTACCTGTTAATATACTCATGATGCCACTATACTATTTGAATAAGTTGTATTTGCTAAACCGCCATCTATACCGCTAAATTGTAAAACCGAATACGTTCCTCCACATGCAACCGTTGTAATTATTGCACCAGTTGAGCTATCCGTTATCGTTACCACTCCACTACTCAAAGGTACGTCCGGAGTGTATGTATCGTAGTTAAAACCTAATTGTGGTATTGAACAACGGTCTTGATCGAAAAACTGATTAAACGTCAAAACAAAACGCCAACCGGCTATTTCATCATCTCCAAACGCATATCTTACCGGATCAAAGTTTACATTTTGTTGTACCCTCATATTTGGAAAATATGCACCGGATAGAAAGTGAGCCACAACGTCAAGCGCAACCCTTTGCATATCAGAGTAAACCTCTGCCCAATTAGTAAAACCTTTTGTTAACCTATCAACTAAAAACACCTCAATGTTTGTTTGTTGGATGTCATCAACTATATTAGCCGGATTAACATCAACATACATCAAAGGATAGTTAGTCACTCCGCTTGTTGCCAAATCGTAAACCTCACCACTTCCAAAATTGTTAATTTGGTAGTGTGCATCCGCAAAGTCGCTAAGGTTTTTTATTATTTGGTTTATCGTTGTCATTTAATTTATTTAGGTACTCTTTTAATTTTTTTATTTTATCAAAATTGTGACTACCTTTTTTAACTCCTCGTTTTGTATCGCTCATTGTTTCGTTGATTCATAAATTGACTATCTCGTCTGTAAAGTCTATTATCATCCTCCAAATAAATACTACTTGAAAAACTATCTAAGTTTGGAAATATAGTGTCTATTTTGTCTCCAGGATTAGTGTACAAAGGATAACTTGATTCGTACTCTAACAAGTAATTGATTAAACGTCTTGTATGGTATTGTGCTTTGTGTTTTACAAACTCCATTAACCTATCCAAATCATTCGCTCCTATTGTGCTCGAATTGTCGCTATTCTTAGTAACTATATTCTTATTTGTAAACTTGAATGTAAGGAATGGAGCAGCCTCATAAATAACCCACCACTTTAAAGCAGGAATAATATAAGTATCTAACAAAGTAGTATTTAAAGCCGTTAGCGTGTTTGTGTCTATTTGCGTAACCAACTCATCATAGAGTCCGCTTCCAATATACTCACGTATGTGGATTTCTTGAGCTTCTTTGATCGAAACAAGCAAATACTTTTCATCAACATTCTCATCGATGAACGTAAACTCTTTAATATATGTCGCATTTATGAAATAAATATCTGCCATCTTTTATGCTTTTTTTCTTACCACTCTTTGTAACCAAGCGTGCCTGCAATAGTCACGTGTTATGTCCGTTCCTTTTTGTCTCCAATATCCACCTCTATGTTCCCAAACATCCCATCCAACCTCCGCACTAATTGAATTAATATCTTCACGAGAGTAAAGCAAATTAGCTTGTACAAGTTCCTCGCAGAACGGACGGCTTGTTTTGAGTAACATTGGACCCGAAACGCTTGGATTCAAACCATACGAATACATTACCTCAACTTTACTAACTGGCTTTTCCTCAAGTATTGTTTGAGCTTTTTCAGTTAATAGTCTTTCATCTTTTTTAACCTCGATAGCTCCATCTTCAATCATTTTCTCAATAGCCTTTTCAACCGCTTCAACTTCCATCTTTAAGGCTTTGGCTATCTCTTTACTTTCAAGTGTGGGACTTTCTTTGAGTATTTCGAGGATCTGCTTCCATTTCTTTTTATAGTCATCTGCAAACAAGTCATTTACAAATTCGTAAGTGTCTGAAGGCTTGCCGTACTTTTTAAATACGTCTAAGGCTTTTAACTCACTTTCGTTAACTCTAAACGTTTCTTTTGCCTTTGCGTTTTCTTTTTGTTCAACTTGCACCGCGCCATTCACAATACCCATTGCATCTTGCTCAGATAAACCAAACAATAAAATTAATAAGTTTAATTTTTGTGATTCGCTCAATTCAGGATTTGAAGCAATAGCAACAAGTGACTGAGTTCCACCTACACCTAATCTTTCACTCAATAAACTTTCAGTAGTCATTCCCTCAATCACTAACGGATTGTAACCAGCCATTGCCCTTAATTCATCCTTAGTTAAAATTTGAACAAGTGTATTTTCAGTCAATTGATTTGAAATAGGCTCAACCTCAACTAACTTTATTTTAACCGGACTTCTTTTGTACTCAAATAACTTATTAAAGAATTTCTCAATTTCTAATTGATGCGGACGTACATAAGTATTTTTAAATAACTCAAAAGCCTCAATCAATTCATTACGCCCCCCAAGTTGCCCGGATGTCTTAACGCCCATTAACATTGGATTCACTACTTTGTGACCAATGAATAATTCTTCCTGTACGGTCTTATTAAGGATGTCAAATTGTTTGTCAAAATCAGTAGCCTGTAACCTATCAACCGTTGGAGCGTTGTCCTTAGTTTGGTTAAACATTACTAACAAACTATTTGCTGAATCAGTCCCGGTATATTGATTTTGTAACTTGTCAAATATATCCTGTTTCTCTTCTTCCGTTGGTCGACCATTGTTAAAACTTACAATAGTACCTGCATTGAAATTAGACTTTATTCCATTAAGCCAAAAGTTTGAAATTTCATATTCCATTTCAGCGTAAGGAATAGAAGATACATATTCCGGCAAAGGATAGTATTTTATTCCCGGTCTGTACATCTTCATGCACATTAACTGCCTGCCTGTTGGATTCTCAGGATCAAACTTAGGAATATACTCTAATTCAGTTTTCTCTGCGTTCTGAGTGGTTTGTGACCAGTCATTAGAATACCAATAACCATCCTCACTTTTGTCCATTCTAATCTTGGTATAGTCAATATTGTAATACTCAAAATCAGTTCCTGCCTTATTCCAAATAACCTCTAAATAAAAACCACCAAAAATAAGCCTATCTAATGTACATTTGTAAACAATGTCGCTTACTGTTTCACCGTACTTGTTAGCTTGCTTTAAATAGTCTAAACGTATTGACTTACTTGTAGTAGTTGTACCTTCATCTTTAATTGTAACACCATTACCTGCTATATAAAAGGCTTTTGAGGTTAGGATAGCATTGTGCTTAGACGAACGATTAAAAAGCTTTAAAAGGTAATCAGGATAACGATTTTTAAACTCTTTGTCATCCGCACCGTAAATAATCCAATCCTTGTTTTTTTCTTCTTTAAAAACAGGCACTTTGGAAGCATTCAGCTTCAATACCATTAACATATTACTAAGCTCCTGCGCCATACGTTTTTATAGTTTGTGTTTTTACGTATTGTTTTTTTGTGATTGTAGGTGTCCCTTTAACATACAACATCCCAACTTCTAACGGTACTTTATTATCTGAAAGTGACGGATTCAAATTGGAATTACTCAATTGCTCGAATACTCTATAGTCCCATTCACCTTCCTCAGTTAAATTTACCGTTGTGCCTTCAACGATGTTAAATTGATTAAACCTATCAGGAAATCCACTCACATCTGTTAAGATAACATACACCGGATTCCTTTCAACCTTATTTGTAAACTCAAATAAAAAATAAGGATTTGTCAATGTCTGCTTTTCCTTTAAGGTAACCACAAACTTATTGCTTTGTCCTTTATTAATTACTTGCATAATAATAAGTACTAAATTTTTCATTTTGGCTATAAAATAAAAAAGGGGCTAAAAGCCCCCTTTCTAAACAAACAAATATAAAATTACAACAAAGCCGCTATAATTCCACTATTAACAGTGTTTGCAGGATCCGGCTCATTTACTTGTAAAGTAAGCATTGATCCGTTTTTGTCACCCATAGCTTTTCCAGTGGATTCGCTAACAGTGATGACATCCATACCCCTTGTTTCTCCTAATAACCAATAAGTCCCTTCTGTTGACTTAACAATAGCCATTAGTCTATTTTGTACTAAAAGTTTAATTATGTTTCTATTCTTTGCACTCATTTTGAAGATGTCAAAAGTAAGTGTTTGGTTAGAAAAATAACTCTGATTTTCTTTGCTGAATGTTTGTTCTTGAGTAAATGTCGCATTCTCAGGTCTTACTTTGTACTCAAAGAATTTCTTACCGGATGCCATAGTGATTCCCGATACGATTCCCGATGATGCAGTTACACTTGAAACATTCTCAAACTCAGCCAAGTAAATAGTATCAATACCTCCTGCAACTCCTTTGCAGTCGAGGCTTATTCCTTCAATGATAACGCAATTTGCTGGCATAAAAAATTTATTTAAAAAGGCGGCTATTAACCGCCCTTAGTTATTTAATTAGGTGTTTTTGTATTGAGCAACCGCAGTGAAATCGTGAACAGCAACTCCGATACGACCTGCTAAGAAAAACTTAAGCTTTCTTGAAGTCTTGTCAAAGAATACATCGAAATCAGTTAAGTCGTTTTCTTGGTCGAATCCGAAAACAAAGTTTTCTTTGTCGAATGCAATCATACGGTCATTAACTGCAGTTGGAAGTGATCCAGTCTCAACGATGTCGTTATCGTTATTCAATGCTTGAATACCTACAACTTTAACGTTAGATCCAGGGTAAATCAATTCCATAGTGTTGTTTTCACGAGCACCTGGTATGTAGTGATATAAGTTATCAGCCCAAAGTTTCTGTAATAACACACGGAAGTTTTCCATACCCATTGCTAACACTGGATTCTTACCAAGTACTCTTGAAGGAATCTTTTGGAAGATCATCTCTTCAACGATACCACGAACAGTCGAAGTAGTCACATCCGCTTGTGAAGTAGCAGCTACAGCAGTTCCTGCAGTGTCAATCAAAGAAACATATCCGTTCATTAACTTCAACCAAGTTGAGTTAGTATAAGTAGTTTTACCTTGAAACAAAGTACGTGCTACGTTTTTAGCAATGTAAGCTAATTTACGGTTAACGATTCTGTCTAAAAGTTCAGTTGTTTCAGGTTTAGCTCCACCTGGCAAATAAGCCTGAGTGAAATAAGCCTCAAGATCCTTCAAACAAATGTGCTCTTCAACTGAGAAATCAACAGTTGACAAAGTTGTTTGAGTGATTGAAGTTGTACCTGATGAAGTAGGGTTACAACCGTTACCGGATTGTGCCGGAGCAGTTGAATCAAATACTGGTATTTTAGCAGAGCTTTTAATACCCGGTACTTTTGTAAGTAAGTCTGTTGAGCTGTCTCCTAATAGAGCAGTCTCAAATATCGGTGCAGTCATCTCATAACTGTAAGCCGATAGTGATCCTAATGATAGTGCCATTTTTTTTTATTGTTTTAAATTAAAGTCCAAATTGTTTTCTAAAATTCGCTTTCACGTCTTCTGCATTTACAAACTCTTTTTTCTTTGAGATAGGCTCCACTGAAGGCTCACTGCCTATTTTCTCAATAAGTGCAAATTGCGATTTTTGTGATTCTAATATTTTTTCAAACGAAATAGTTAAATTTCTAAGTGATTTGTTTGTCTCTTCTGCTGAGGTCATTGAGCCTTCCATTTTAGCTACGATTTCAGCAATAACCGCCTTAAGGTTTTCGATTTCAGCTTTTACCGTTTCAAGTTCATTTGCAGGCATTTCAGCAGGCATTTCTTCTGTAGGCATGTGCTCTTCCATAACTTCGTCCTCTTTTTTATCGTCGCCACTTTCAACTTCGCCTTCCGGTTGCTCAGTCTCTTCCATTTCAGGTGATTCCATTTCGGTTACATAACCTGCTGCTACACTTATTTTTATAGGCTTGTCATCAACCATGATTTCATATTCACCATCCATCAATGGAGCCATAGTTCCGTCGGTATCAACAACGTCAATCTTTGCACCAATACCTAATTCAACATCGGTCTTTACAATAGTTCCATCGCCTAATTTATAGTCGTTAAACTTTTGTGCTATTCCAAACATTGACTTAAATTCCATCGTTGCAAGTTCTAACTCGCTTTTTAAAGCTTCATATTCTGCTTTGAATTTTTCTCTTAATGACATAATAAGTGTTTAATAAAAAGTACTAATTATTTGATATTGGCTAATTTAGAACGTAGTGACTTAAATCGTTCCATCAAAGCCTCGATTTGTGTGGCATCTTTGTCGACAATAAATTGATGTTCAAATATACCCTCAACGCTAAAACCTCTTATTTCGCCATCCTTTACTTTATTCCAAACCTCCGGATTTTCAACTTTATAGAATCCAAACCATGAGCCGTCCGGCAAACTTTCATATCCTTTTGGAGGATTCACACCTAACTTACGATTGATGATAAAATCATTAAACATAAACACACCTTGCACCTTTTGATTTGGATCATGCATTAAATTGACGTTCTTGTTGTTTTGTTGGTAGTGATACTTTAAACAAATTTGTTCAATTGTTTTGGAATCAAACACTACGTAGTATTCACCCAATTTGTCATCCTGCCTGTAAATTGGAAGGTCTGCAATCATTAGAGGACCAGCAATAACCCTTTTTTCCTCATCATGAATTTGCATTGAACTTTTATGTTCCTCCTTCCAAACAGAATAACAAATGGCTGCTGCTTGTTCTTGGTCTTTACCTTCATCTACTAAGGTTGAAATACAACGTGGTATAAACTCATCTTCACGTTCGCCTTTTGAAGGTTTGACAAATTTTTCTTGGTTATTAAAAGCTACCCAATTTTTCATGATTGCAGGGTCATCCACGAGTGCCACGTATTCAACACCGCTTGTTTCTTCGTCATTAATTAATAGTCTGTAAATAGGTAAGTTCATAGTTTAATTTATTTTAGATCGTTCTTCAATTCTGTTTACTTGTTGGTTTACGTTTGCCATTTCAGTTTGCACCACCACCGCTTTAACAGGTTGTTGTGTTTGCGTTCCTTGGTTTTGTAAATTCTCTATGTTAGTAGTCGTATTACCTACTGTTTGCCCCATTGCAGGTACGGTGCTACCAACCGATCCACCACCGCCTGCTCCACCACTTGCAGATTTGCTTTCAAACTTAGTGTCTTTAATTTGTTTTAACCTAGCTAAACCGGCTGCAATAGACAAACCGGCTGCAATAGTTGCACGAATTGGTGACGTTGGATCACCTGGAACAATTTGTGAAGCATAAGCTTTTTGAGCGGCTGAATAAGTACCTATAATAGTTTCAGCTATTTGTGCTGCCTTGTTAATTTCAAATGCACGTCTTTGAGCAGCTTCACTTTTACCGGCAAAGGCAGTGGTTAAACTTTGTAAGGTTTGTAATGTTTCTTGCGCTGAATCAATTGCAAATTGCTTGTTTCTTGCCTGTCTCTCTTCATCTATTTTAGCCTTTGCATCCTGTAATTCATTTAACTTAGTTAGGTGTTCCTCTTCTAATTTTTCCCTTTCTAAATTGTCTAAATACTTATTGTTTCTTAAAATTTCGAATCGTTGATTTTCAAGTTCAATTTGAGTGTCTAAACTTAAATCGTTAAACCTTTCTTTTTCGCTACGTTCTATTTCTAACAAGGTTAACTCATCCGCAATCCTTTTTTCTTCTGCCGTTTTAGCATCTGCTAACTCCTGTTTCTTTTTATCTTCTTGTTCCTTTTTTAAGTCTTCTTCTTTTTTAAGTCTGTCCTGTTCAAATTTGTCAAGTAGATTAGTTAAATCATTACGGTATTTTCTTTCAAGTTCTAATTGAACGGCATTCTTTGTTTCTTCGCTTGCCTTAGAATCCGCATTAGCCTTTTGCGCTTGGTCAAATTGTAGTTTTAGTTTCGCTAATTCTCGCTCTTCATCGTCTTTAATGTTTGCAACCTTAAGATCTGCTAACTGTTTTATTGCGTTTGTTTCTGCTTGCAATCGTTCGTTTAATAAAGCCTTAGCTTTTTCGTTAGCAGTTTTTTGTCGAGCCTTTTCGTCCTGTTTAGCCTTAGTGTCAAGTTGAGCTTGTTTAATTCTTGCACTTTGCTCAATGTCAAATATTTCAGATTTGTTTTTGTCTAATAATTTTGACTGCTCACTATATTTAGAATTTAACTCTTTTAATTCGTCACCGTCCGCTTCATCTCTTAGTTTCTTTAAGTCTCTTAAATTTTGTCTTACTTTATCGTTTTGTTCTTGTAATTGCTTAATCCTTTCGGCATTCATTTTTTGCTCAGCAACAAATATTTCTTGATCCGTTGCACCTCGTGCCTTCATTAAATCAATCCGAGCCTTCATGCCTTTGTTAACCATTGCATTCTCTCGATCCATTACTTCCATTGATCGTTCACGTTCTGCAATGTTTGCTTTTAAGGCTTCCGTTTCATCGTCCTCTGCCATCATGAAGGCAACAACAGCAGCAGTCAATAAAGTTAACCCTGCAACAATAGCCATTATTGGATTAGCTAACATTGTAGCAAACAATGACCTGAACGCTGAAATAGCACTTTTTCCAAAGTCTAAAACAACCGTCTTTGCATTTTTAAAAGCATTACCTAAATCCTCTAATTGACTTAAACCCTGTGCAAATGCCATAGCACCTTGCACTTTTAATAAGGCTTTCTGTACGTCCTCACTTTCACTTCCAAACAAAGCCATAGCACCTTGCGCGGCTGAAAATCCACCGGCAAGTGAAGATCCTAACTTTGCAATAGCTTCAAATTTACCTGCTCCGGTTTGTGCTCCAATGGCATCGTTTAAATCGTCTATTTCATCCTTTACATTAGCTAATTCTTGAAGTTTTTGTTTGTACTCATCCGTACCAACAACAACGTTATCAAGTTCTTTTTGTAAGTCTTTAAATTCTTGTTTGAGTGTACGTAAACTTTTAGCACCTTCACCTACGTTTACGTCTATATCTACTGTTGCTTTTTCTGCCATTTATATAATTTTTTCTACTAATAAAATTGAATGTGCTTTTAAAGTTACTATTGCTGTTGTTTCAGATCTAAACATTAATTGAGCAGTCCCAGTATTTGAACTTGTGTTAATCAATGCTGTAACATAAACAGGAATAATTTGATTATTTGCAGGAGTTCCACTTGTAACTGCATAACTTGTTGCATCAATAACTTGAGATCCTCCTGTGATTGTTCCTCCCGTTGCTAATTGATGATAAAATTGTAACCATACATTCGTTACCTCACTGCTAACATCAAAAGCAAACCCGCATCCTGCTTGCGTTGATGCCGAACTAATTGCTCCGTATAAATTTATTCTATAAGTGGAATTAGCTTCGTAATCAAATACAAAGTTTGGAATATTATTTAATGCATTATTTCCAGTTGTGGATAAATCATTTGTTAGCTTTTGATTCAAAATATAAGAAATCCCACCTCC